TGCCACCGCGAACGACCCAAACCGCTGCGCGTAGTTAGCCGCCGAGTGGTCGAATGTCAGGTTGGCGGCAGCGAGCGTGCCGATAGACGAAGCAGAACCGACAGGCGAAATCGCATCGAACGTCGCGTAGTTGTTCGTCGGCGTGTCGGTCATCTGGTCGAACGTCACGCCAGAGGTCACCGAGATGCCGCTGCTGGTGAAGTTGTTGGCGTTGCCAGAGGTGTCGTTGCCGATGGTCGTGGTGCTGGTGGCGTCCGCGAACTTCAAGTAGAAGCCGTTGGTGCCGTAGGTGCCGCTGTACTTCTTTGGAACCCACACGCCGGTTGCGCTGTCGGTCTGGCCAAAGGAGGAGGGCGATAGCTGCTGACCGTCAATAAAGTTTATTTCGGACATGTAGCCGTCGAAAAACGTGCCGCCACCGCTTACATCGCGTCCAATAGACTGCGGCTGTGCGGTATTTACGCCGAGGTCAGCATTCAGCGCCGGATTATTGCTGGTGCCGAAGGCGGTGATCTGTGTCCCATTGACGTAGATCTTCACGCGATCATCAGCCGTCGCCTGCGTTGTGTCGAGAGCGACAACAAGATGATACCAAGCACTTGTGTCCCGAAAGACAGCGGTCGTAATTCGCCAGTTAGTGGAATATCCGCGAAACGCGAACTGATTGCTCGGAGTGAAGACAATGTCGGTATAGGTTGCGTCTGTCGTGCCTGCGCGATTGCCGACAAAAATGTTCATCGACACCGCGCCGCCAAGCGTCCCGCGCTTCACCCACGCCGACCATGTCCAAGTTTTTCGGTTGCTTGCACTTGCGGGAGTTCGCTCCAGATATGCGCTATTGGCGGCGCGGAAGCGCAGCGAGTAGGGGATCTCGTAGCCGCCTGTTGCCAGCAGCAGCGGATTGACGGAGCCAGGGACGATCATGGCGTCACTTCACGTCGTTGATGAGCGTGGCGGTGATGCGGCTCGCGCTCTCGACGTAGTAGACCAGGACGTCGACTGCGCTGGCGGTTGTCGTCAGGGTCGGCGCGGTGCCTCCTGCGAACTTCCAGTTCGAGCCGTAGGCCAGCGTGCGCGATCCGGTGCCGTCCTGCGTGATCACGATCGCACCCGACTGGCCTGCGGTCTGGTTGGTCGGGTTCGCCAGGGTCCGGTTGCCGCCGATCGTCAGCGAGAAGTTGTTCGCCGCCGCGAAGTCCGGCGTGATGGTTGCCCCGTCCGTCAGCGCGGTGATCGCGCCGCGATTGGCGGCGGTGAAGGAGTTGGCATCGGCCAGGCCGGGAACGGCGAGCGCCGAGCGTGCGGCCGAGGCCGTCGTGCTGCCGGTGCCGCCGTTGGCGATCGGCAGCGTGATGACCGCAGCGCCAGACGACCGGCTGTACCACTCGCACCGCCAGTTGCCGGACCCCAGCGACCGGAAGCCGCCGACGTCTTTCGCCGCGGTCGTGATCGACGCACCGCCCGGCAGGATCATCGAGGTCGCGTTGTGCGTCAGTGTCAGCGCGCCGTTGAACTTGAGCACGCGGTAGACGCCGGCCGCCACGCTGTCGAAGGCCGTGATCGTGGTCGTGCCGGAGACCTCCAGGTACTCGGCATTCGCAGCGCCGATGTTGACGGTCGAGGCCGAGGCGATCGTGGAGTTCGCCTGCACCTCCCGGATGTCAGCCAGGGCCTGGCGGATCGCGTCGTTGATGTTCGACGGCGGACACCCTTCGCCGATGTTGATCGACGAGATGGCGGTGTTGGAGGCGGCGGTCTGGGAATAGTCGCGGATGGGCATGGGTCACCTCGGCTGTTGCGGCATCGCCGAGCGCACGGCGGCCTCGTATTGATTGATGACGTCCTTCAACTGCGGCTCGATCGCGGCGACGGAGGACAAGCGGCCGAGATGTGCAGACACCGCCGCCTGGCTCCCCCCGATCTTCATGCCGGTCGCCAGCCACTTCGCGAAACTCGGGTTTGCCAGGAGCAGGGCGGCGCCATAGCTGGTGCCAAACCCAGCGGCTCCGGCCACGGCTGCCGTGGCCGCTCCCTCGAGGCCGCCGCCCAGTCCACCGCCGCCCATGCCCATGAGCGTGGAGAACAACGCCACCCGTCCGGTGTTCGACCGGTTGAGCATCTTGGCGCTGTCTTCCAGGGAGCCAGAGATCTTCGCGATGTCGTCGAGAGACTGCCGCAGCTCGTTGTAGCGCTGGCCGCCGAACAGAGCGTTCTTGGCTTCCGGCGACATCTTCCCCCATTCGGTTGTGAACCTGGCGGGAGAGAACGCGCCGGTCTTGGGGTCAACGCCGGTGCGCGCGACTACCGATGCCACGACATCGTCGAACTGCTCGGGCGTCAGGTTGTAGCGGATCTTCCGCAGCAGCTGACCGCCATCCTTTCCGAGCTCGCCGTTGAGCATCGAAAGGATCTTCTTGTCGAACTCCTGCGTCGCCATCTTCTCGACGAAGTCGAGCTGCTGCTGCATCTGAACGCGCGTGTAGCGGTTCGCGAGCTCCCACTGCTTCTTGGCACCAGGTGAGGCGCTCGCAATTCCGTCTTCAAGATCGCGCGACAGCGACTCGTACATCTTTTTCAGAAATGCCCTGCCCTCGTCACCGACAAGCACTGGCTTGTCAGCAAGGGTGCCGATCTCAGTTCGCAACTTGCGAACAACCTCAAAGGGGATAGTGCCGCCGTATCCACCGGCGTCTCTCAGCAGCGCCCTCTGGTAATCCATCGCTGCTGAACCGAGCTTTTTCTGCATCTCTGGAGCGCCAGCGAATGCGGCGGTCTCCTGCTGCAGGAAGGCAAGCGTGTTGTCGACCTTGGTCGGCGTATTCTTGCCGAAGAACTGGTAGACGTTGTTGTAGAGCGTTTCCTGGCGATCGCGAAACCGCTCGCCAGCCTGCTGCAGGCCACGCCGGAGCGTGTCCGCAAGCCCTCCCCCCTCCATGATCGTGCCGGTGTTGCTGGCGGCCTTGCGAGCAGCCGCCGTCACTTCGTCGATCGTCTTCGAGTAGGCGTCCTTCATCACGCCGGCACCGCCGAACGATCCGGCGGCGGCTTCAGCGGACTGCACAACGCCGCTGCCGGAGACTGCACCGGCTCGAGGCTCGACGCCCTGGCGCTCAAAGGCGGCGAGCCTGTCGACCGCCGCCTTTCCTCCTCCGCCGAGCAGGCGCTTCATACCTTCAGCGGCAACCGGCAGCAGGTATCCGCCGGCGGCATTCACGCCGAAGGTGGTGGCCGCATCGACTGCCTGACGCTCTGGCGAGCGGGTATCTACGCGACCTTCGACATTCGTCGCGTACAAGTTCTCGAGCTCCCTGCCGATCGTCGCTCCGGTTGCCGCGGCGGCCGGAATACCGATCGACGCGGACTTCCCGCGAAGCGCAAACGGAGCGGCAAGCGCGCCGCCGAGAACGCCGCCGATAGCCTCTGCGGCCTCCGGTCTGATGCTGTACAGGTCGCCGAAATCAAACCCCCGCGGGTTGTACAGCGTGGGGCGATTTGTCTGCGGGTCGGTGAAGATGAAGTTGTCCTGACCGAACGGTCGGGCGTCTGGGTAGTAAAGGCGAAGCGTGGCAAGCCTGTCGGCTTCCGGAGCGCCACCGACCGTAGCCCTGACCTTGCCAGGCGCGCCTCGCGTATCGATGTCGAAGCCGCCGACGCCAGGCTGCACGATGCGATCGTTGCCGTAGTTGATTGACGGAGGCATGGCTCCGCCAGACGGCGCCACGATGCGATCGTTGCCGTAGTTGATCTCCGTCATGGATTGCCCGCCCTGACCCGAAGATTGCCTTGATGGTCGCGATACATCTGACCAGGCGGCAACCTGTCGACATCTGCCTGCGTCCTGGTGATCGGAATGTTGATGGTCGGAGGCTTGTCGAGGACGCTCTCGACGTTGAGTCCGCGCTGTCGTGCGATCGCGTCGTACTGGCCGCGCACCGAGTCATGCTGCTGCTGGAGAGAAAGGACGCGCGTGTTGAGCTCGTTCATGAGCGCCAAGCGGGTCTCAGGCGTCAATCGCGCTCCACCGTTGACCGCTGTGATCAGACCCAAAATCTGATCCGGCAGGCTACCAGTCGCCCTGATCATGCCTGCTTCACCTTCACGGACGACCGATCCGGGGTCCATCGCCTTGGCGAAGGCATAAACGAGGTTGAGGTCGCCGGCTTTCGTGTTGCCCGCGGCGGTCGCGGAGTTGAACGCCGACACGACATCCTTGTAGTTCGCGACCTCTGGCATCTTGACGTAGTTCTGCCGGAGCGTGTCCTCCATCGACGCCGTCTTCTCGGCATCGCGCGGCGCGCTGTACAAGACGCTCGGAGCTCCGGGCTGTGGTGCGGGCTGAGGCGCGCCAGGCTGCCCCGCAGGAGCTCCTGGCACCGCAGGGGCGCCCGGAGCACCGGCGCCGGCGGAAGGCACGCCAGCGCCCATCCTCGGCGCTCCTGGAACCGCCGGAGCGCCATGCGCAGGGATCATGACCACGTTGCCGTTGATTATATGCGGCTGGCCGTGGAAGCTGCCGGCGGCGGTCGCCGCGGCCCTCGGGCCAGCGAACGGGAGCGTGGCGGCCTCGCGGGCGCCGGTGACGGCACCCTCACGCGCCGCGAGCTCGCCAGTCGGCACGGCGTAGAACCTGCCTTGCTCTCCGGCGGCAGCCGTCATCCCGGCCACCTGCGCCTTGAACCACGGGCTCTCGGACGCGAGGTTCGCGATCGCCGCCTCGCGGATGATCGGGTCGGGATGCTGCAGCCCGGCCTGGTAGTCCTTGATCCTCTTCTGGAGATCAGAGGTCTTGAGCTCGTTTTCCGCCATCGCCTTGGTGAATGCCTCGGGATTTGCGAGCGCGAGGTTGCGCATCTGCGGCGACAAGTTTGCACTCAGGCCTGCCAGGGCCTGTTGCTGGCGCATCTGCTGCGCGAGCTTGGTCGCCGCGACGTACTGCGAGAGCGAGTTCTGCTGCGCCTGCTGGTATGCGTTGAGCCCGCCCATCATGCCGGCGCCAAGCGCACCGCCAAGCGAGCGCGGCTCGTAGGACGGACCGCCAGCCGCGAGCAGGCCGGCGCTGGTCGCAAGCAGGCCCTGCGTCAGGGCGCCGCCAGGGATGCCGCCGAGGAGGCCGGCGAGGAGCTCGTCTTGCGTTGCCATTGGCGCCCCCTATCAGCCGATCAGTCCACGCAGCAGGCCGGGCGCGACATAGTTGTTGCCCTTGCCGAACAGCATGTTCCCCAGCCCCGCCGCACCGGTCGCCAGCCCGAGGCCCTCGGCCAGCGGGTTGGAGAACACAGGCCGCGTGTCCGTGCCGGTCGAGCCGAACTGGCCGCCACCAACCAGCGCCATGTATCGACCGAGCTTGTCCGAAGGCACGTTCTGCTCGAAGTTCCACCGGTTGACCTGGTCCTGTAGCTCGGCCTGGGCCTGCTGGCGGCGCGCATCGCCGACACCGGCGAGCGCGTTGAAGTCGGCGTAGTCCTGGGCGGCCAGCTGCGGCGCCATGCCCAGAACCTGCATCTGCCGCTGCCGCTCGTCGCCATAGTTGGCGAACGCCATGTTCTGGGCGATCTGCCCGACATTGCGCGCGAGCACGTCCATGTTCGCGCCGCTGCCCAGGCGGCCGGCGGCACTGAACTGCGACTGCACCGCGTCGATCGTGGGCTGCGAGGCGTTCTGGATCGCCTGCTGAAGGTACGGATTGCCGCCCATCAGGAACGACCCGCCGAGCACGTTCGCGGCGTTCTGCTGGGCCGCCGCCGTGATCGGCGAGCCGGCCAGCGCACGCTGCTCCATGCCGCGGAGCGCCATCTCCTGCTGCGGCGCGAACCCGACGACCGTCGAGTCCGGGTAGTAGGACGGGAGCGTGCTCTGGTAGAGGTTCTTCGCCTCCTGCGCGCCATACTCCAGGAACGGTTTGATGAAAGCCGCGGGCTCGTTCGTGCGCGCGGAGGTCACATACTCGGTCCTCGATCCGCCACCGTTCATGTCTCAGATCCCTCTCGTCATCAGCACGCGCGCGTCTGCGTGCTTCAATTTCTTGAGCCAACCCTTGCGTCCGATGATCTCGAGCCGGCCGCAGCCGACACCCTTCGCCCAGCCCTCGATCTGCCGCTCGATCTCGCGGATGTCCTCAAGGTTTCCAGCCGCCAGCCACACTCGACACGTCTTGACGCGCGGGTAGCTCACGATCTCCGTCACCGCGGCGCTGTCCCCCAGCATCCACAGCTGCGCCGCGCCAGAGACGACGGCGTCGAACACGTCCCTCTCGTTGTGCGTGCCGCCATGCTCGATTGCCGGCGCGAGGATGCGTCGCGCCCTGTCCCAGCTAGCCGAGAACGACATAGTTGAAGGTGCGGTCGGTCTGCGCGTTGTTCGCGTGCGTCAGCGTAAAACTCTGTTTGCCGCGCGCGCTTACATACAGGCCGCCGACCGCCGCCGCGGCGTTCGCCGTCGTCGGCATGAACAGGATCACGCTGTCCTGGCCTGCCCGCAGGTCGGCCACCGTCGTCGTCGCCGAGCTCGCCGTCAGCGTCACGCTGCCGGTCGAGTTGACCTTGCCATCGCGCAGGCTGTTCACGACCTCGAAGACATCGCGCGCTCCATGAGCGAGCGGCAATGCGCGGAACTGGTTGTCCGCCATCAGCGCCGGCCCATCCGGCTTGCCGCCAGGTCGATGCCCTGCGCGTAGCTCCACTCGCCCGACAGGTTAAGCCGCGCGCGGTGGTACTTGTTCGCCGACCGGACCGGGCAGAACCCTGCATCGTTCAGCGACGACGCAGCGCCCCAGCTCACGTCGTCCTGCTGGCGCGCACGCTCGCCGACCTGCACGGTGACGGTGCCGCCGGTCGTGTGCGGCGTGACCTGCGTCACCAGCGCGTGGCCGCCGTCGACGAGGTTGGCCTCGGCGGTCTCGATCGTGGCGGCGAGGTTCGATCCGGTGAACGTGCCGATCTTGTTGGCAACGCCGCCGCCGAACACGAACTTGCCAAACTTGAGCGACGAGCTGTCGAGAGACACGCCGAGCGCGTCAAGCGAGCCTGAGATGCTGTCAAGGTCTTCGAGCGTGTAGGACGCATTGAATAGCGGAGCGACGAAGTCGTTGGTGACCTCGGCATAGGCCCACTTGTCGATCGCGAAATTGTAGACGATCAGCCGATCAGGTCCGCCGCCGCTCTGCGCGGACGGGAACGACCACATGACCAGCTGGTTGAGCGGATCGACCGCCGCCGTGATCCGGTCGCGATAGGCTGCGTTCGAGTTGTCGAAGAACCACCGGTTCACGCGCTCGCTGCCGATCGGCCTCGAGGCGTTGCCGTCGAAGACATAGAACCCGTCCGACGCAATGTAGAAGCACGCGCTTCCGAGCTGCACGACGCTGCCCGGATACTCGCAGCCGCGCGCGGTCTCGACGCGGTCGAACTGGAAGACCAGCGGCGAGCCGACGTACTGCATCCGAACGATCGCACGCTCGAGGAACACGACGCCGAACTCGCCGCCGGCCAGGCCAGTGATGGCTCCGGCGTCGGCAATGTCCTGGTAGTCGGCCTGGTTGGTGCCGACCGTCCAGCTCGTGGCGTCGTTGATCGCCGACCAGCGCACGCGGTATGGCGTCGTCGTGCCGCTCTCGGTGACATTGGCGGTCACGACGAAGTCGCGCACCGTGGTGATGAACTTGGACGAGAGAGACGCAACCAGGTCTGCGAAGTTCCCGCCGCTGGCGATCGAAACGAACTGCAGCGGGTCGGCGTTGTTGCAGGCGATGAGCCGATCGCCGAATGACGTGAAGTAGAACCTGTCGGTCGACGCGGTGGCGTAGCCTCCACTCTTGCTGACATCCGCGAGCGCGCCGGTCGCCTTGACGAACTTGAACAGCTGGGACAGGCCGCCGGCGTAGATGGTCACCGCGCCACCGGCAGTCTTGGTCGCGGCGAGGTTGGTCAGGCGCTCGCTCGCCGCCTGGGATAGCGCCGACAGGTCAGGGAACGGCTTGTAGCCGCGCGCAGCTGGCAGCACGTTCTTGGCGACCGTGACGCCGGCGCTACCCAGCGCCGGCTGGTCCGGCAGCCACTGTCCGAGCTCGATCATGCCGCCTCTGCCCAGGTCTCGTTACCATTGGCGACGTTCGACCAGGCTTCTGCGCCGATCGTCGCCTCGCTCCACCCCTCGCCGCCCGTGGCGACGTCGCTCCATGCCTCTGCGCCAGATGCCTGCGCAGCCCACGTCTCTGCGCCTTCTGCGCCAAGGCCCCAGCCGATGCGCAAGCCAGACACGCTCGCGCTTGAGGCCCCAGTCGCGGATGGCGTCGCCAGCGCCAATGCGGACGCCGCCGCGGAAACCGTTGCCGCACCCTCGGCAATTGCGGTGGCGGCGCGGAACATGACCGTCGTCGCCGAGACCGTTGCCGATCCCGAGCTCGGCACGAGCGCCGTTGCCAGCGTCGGCACTGCGATCGCCGACACGCTTGCCGATCCTGCCGCCACGTCCGCGCTGGTCTGCACGAACCGCGCCGCCTGCGCGGCGGCCGTGCCAGTCCCTGCAGCCGTCGCCTGGACGCCGACCGTGGCGCCGCTCGGGGCGATCACGCTCGAGCCGCCCGCAGCGGTAGCCGTGGTGCCAACAATCCGAGCCGACGCAGCAGCCCCTGCCGCTACGCCAGAAGCAGCGGCGGAGGTCGAGGCCAGCGCGCATGCGGTAGCAGACGACGTCGAGGCTCCGGACGCGACAGAAGCCGACGCGCCCGCGACCCTGGCGGCGGCCGCCGATACCGTCGCAGAGCCCTTGGCGAGGCCTAGGTCGTCGATCGAACCGCTCAGTGCGTCGATCGACGTCGAGAAGCTATCGAGCGACGCCTGCGGGAACGCCGCGACGACCCGTCCAGACTGCGCCGAGCAAGTCGCGACGCCGCGCGACAGGCCGATGATGTCGAGCGAGTCGGCTAGCGCGTCGATCGACGTCGTCAGGCTGTCGAGCGAGATCTCCGGCGAGGCTGCGACGATGACAGCCACGATGCGTCAGTCCTCGGTGACGATGGAGCCGGACTTGACCCGCGGGATGACGCCAGACGAGATCGCGATGGTCGGCGTGATGCTCCCCTTGTAGAGGACGATGCCGGCGCCGCTCGAGCTCGTGCCGATCGAGAAGTGCGTCGCGGTCTCGCTGCCGCCGGTCGCCTCGGGGAAGTCGACGTTTGCCGCGAGGGACGCGATGTTGCCCGAGATCGTGAATCCGGCCGCCGATCGCGCGACCGCCTGTCGAGCATAGGACGTGTAGGTGCACTCGCTGGTGGTCTGCGACCCGGCCTCGCCAGGGTCGGACGTGTGGAGGGCGAGGTAGAGGCTGCCGGCGGTGGTCGACCCGCGCAGGCCTGTCGCGTCGCCGACGTTCGCGATGTTGCTGTTGTTGAACAGCAGCTCGAGCAGGCTCTGCTCGAAGGCATTGGACTTCGACATGGACGGGCTCCTTACGCCAGGCGCATGACCAGGGAAGTGCCGCCGAACTTGGCGGCGTCCTCGCTGGTCGAGATTTCGGTGAGCGCGCGGGTCCACAGCTGCTCGAACTGCGGCACCCTGGGGTCATCCATGAGGTACACGGCAGCCGAAGCCAGCGCGCCGTAGAGGTAGGCGTCGGGGTAGCGCGTCAGCAGCGTGTTGGTCGGCGCCGCGTCGGACAGCGCAGGCACGCCGGTCAGGTAGGTGATCTCGACGGTGTAGTCGTCGTCCGGCGCCGGCGCGAACTTGATCTCGCCGCCGATCACCGTGTAGGCGCGCGGCATGCCGTTGCCGGTGGTCGGATAGTTGCTGTCGATCGCCTCCGGAGACAGGTAGTCGAGAACCTCGACCGGTGACGTCTGCAGCTTGACCGACCGCACCGACCGCAGGTCGCTCGGCAGCAGGACGTATGCGTCGCCGACCGTCAGCGTCGAGGTCGCGCGCTTCTCCTGCGTGCGCGTCTCGAGAGCGCGCGACATGCGCGCCTCGGCGAGCGCGATGAACTCAGGGATGCGGTCCGTCAGGTCGCTGCGCGCGAGCCAGTTCGAGACCGCGGTCTTGAGCTCTGAATAGGTCGTGATCGCCATCAGATGCTTGCCCCGATGGTCCGGAAGTGGCGGTAGTCGCGATGGTTCACGAAGTCGCGCCAGGCCTGCGGGTTGTCACGCGGCCAGCCGAACTCCTTGACCTTCGCCCAGAAGATTGCCGCAGGGATCTCCGCGTATTTCTGCGGCCCGCGGTGACGCATGAACGAGCCCTTGCCGACGTCGTTCTGCGCGCTCTTGTTCGCGTCCACGATCGCGTCGACGTTCTGCTCGAGCGCGAAGACAGGCGTGTCGCCGTCCCACTCGAGCCACGTCCGCGTGCCGGTGGCAGGGTCGCTCTTCACGAGCTTTCGCATGAAAGATCCCGTGCGGTTTCTTGCAAAAGAAAAGGGCGGCAGGTTTCCCTGCCGCCCCTGGTAGGCGTGCTGCTGGCGACGCTTACGCGCCGGTCAGGTCGTACACGGCCGCGTGCGCCTTGGGCGCCGAGACCTTCAGCGACCACTCCGCGAGGATCGCGAACTTGGTCGCGTCGCCCGTCGGCGCCACGTCGCTGACCACGAAGTTGCGGTTGGGCAGCGTCGTGATCGAGGCGTAGTCGGTGTCGAGTAGGAACAGGCGGTCGTTGCCCTGGAAGCGGTCGACCACGACGTTCAGCTCACCGAAGTCGGAGCGATACAGGGACACCGCGCCGACGTAGGCCGCGTCCTTGTTCGCCGACGTGATGATCTGGTTCGTCGCCACCGAGGCCGACGACAGGTTCGAGAAGACCTGCTTGTTCGTCGGCGACATGGTGATGATCGACGGCTTGCCGCCATCCTCGAACGCCGCGAGCATCGCCGCGTCGATCTGGCTGATCGCCATCGCGCGGTCGGTGCCGGACAGCGTCGGCGTGTCGGTGCCGTCGCCGGTCGGCGCGGCGGACGACGCCGCGACGCTCACGTTCGTGATCCAGGTCGACAGCGTGCCGGCCTTGCGCGGATCGCTCGAGCTCTTCGCAGTGTCGGACACCAGGTACTTCTCGATGTCGCGGCGCAGCTCGAGGCCCTTGAGCGTCTTGACGTAGGCCGTCTCGCGATCGCGGCCCGCCTTGTCCACCGCGTCCAGGGTGCCGGAGACCGAGGCCGCCTTCACCGAGATCTGGTGGTAGTTGCCCATGCGGGTCGTCGCGGAGGGGTTGACGTAGCTGTAGTCCGCGCCCTCGTTGTTGTAGTTCGTCGCCGAAGCGGCGGCGAGCTCCTGCACCTGCCACTCGGAGTAGACGGCGCGCGCACCCTCCTTCTTCAGCGCCGAGAAGATCGGCGTGTCGGTCGGGTCGATTCGGTAAATGACGTCCGCGAGCTCTTCGCGCTCGCCGACGGCGTCGGAGGTCTTGTATGTCGCCATGTTCGATCACCTTTGCATCAAAAAGTCGACCGCATCCTCGATGCGGCCGGACTTCGACAGCCGGGAGAGAGCCTCCCGGCGGGCTTTCGAGGAGGTTTCGTTCTTGCTCGGCGGCATGCCCGGCCGCGCCATCGCTGGCGCCGGCCTGGGCGTCTGCTTGTCCGCAAGGTTCTTGCCCATGAGCTCGTCGTAGAGCATCGCCTTGCGAAGCACGTTGACCGCTCGGTGGTCGTAGGACTGCGCAATCTCCTGGTCGGAGAAGCCAGCCCGCTTCGCCCACGTCACGATCGCCTCGCGCTCCTTCGCCGCAGTCTGCTCATCGCGCCATTGCGGAATGGCCTCGACGAGCCGCTGCCGCTCGACCGCCAGGTGCTGCTCGAGCAGCGCACGCTGCTCGACCTGCTGCAGTTGAGCGAGACGAGCCTGCTCGCTCTGGAGTGCCTGCGCGCGTTCCCGTCGATCACGCCAGGCATCCTTCTGCCGGACGTACTCGAGCGGGTCTTCTGCGTAGAGCTTGTTCCAATCGGGCTCCGGCTGCGTCTGTGCCAGTTGCGCCTCGAGCTGACGCAGCGTCTCGGCATAGCGCTGTCTCTCGACGCGGGCCGCGGCGAGTTCCGCCTCGGCCTGCTTGCGCTGCTCCGCGATCGCCTGCGTCTTGCGGGTGTAGTCGGCGGTCCGCTGGTAACCGTTGAGCAGCTCGTCGAGCGTGACCTTCTGTTCAGTGCCGTCCACGCGGACGGAGAACGTCGGTTGCTCTGGCTGCGTCGGTTGCGTCGTCGACTCATCCGTTGCCTGCTGGTCACCGGTCGCGGCGTCCTCGATCTCGCCGCTCGGCTGATCAGCCGGCTGTGTGTCGTCGCTGGTGTTGGTGGCCGCCTCGGTCGGCTTGTCCTCCGCAGGAGGGGCGTCGCGCGACAGCAGGAGAGATGCAGCCTGGTCGAGGCTGATCGGCGCACTCCCCTCGACGGGGTTGGTGCTGGTCGACATGTGTGTGCTCGTGTGTAGTGACGAGATCCCTTGCGGGTTGTCTCAGTCTCCCCTTCAGAAGACCCGGAAGCGCCGGGTCTTCAGCTCCTCGAGCTCGCGCGCGGCCACCCTGCCGCCGGCCGCGACCTGCTCGATGTGCTTCCTGACTGCACGCAGGTTGTGCTGCAGCCTGTAGATCTCCTCGCGCTTCGCCGCGTCGGACGGCGACGTCGCTGCCCAGGCGTCGGCGTAGGTCGCCGCCAGCGCGTCGAACGTCTCGACGAACAGCGGGTCGCGCATCAGCGCCTCCGCCTTCGCACCGCGGTCGACGTCGAGGCGGAGCTTGTCCGTCACCACGCCCCGCTCGGATCTTGCTGGCCTGTTCCAGCGCTGAAGCCGTCAGGGGCGCTAGGCCCAAAGCCGGCGTCGCCAGGCGCGCGGCCGTCGCCGGTGCCACCAAACATGCCGGCAAGACCGGAACCAATCGGCGCCGCGCTCACGACCGGACCGACGTCCATGTTGCGGTCGATGCCATAGCCATATGCCTGCTGCGCCAGTTCCGGCGTGAGCGAAAGACCCATGCCGCTCGAGTTGCCGATGCCTAGCGCGCCAAGCAGGCCGCCACCGAACAGGCCGCCCAGCTGCTGGCCGAAGGTCATGGCGGGCAAACCGTAGGCTTCGCGCATCGCTTGGTTCGCGGCGATGTTGTTGGCCGTTATGCCAAGCCCGAGGGCGCCGGCACCAAGCCCGATCGGCCCGCCGAACAGTGATGCGCCGGCAAGGCCAGCTGACATCCCGCGGCCGATCGGCGACGCGCCGAACGCATTGCCTGGGGTGCGATTGGTCGAACTCATCGGCCCGCCAGGCATGCCGCCAGGTCCGCCGCCACCCTGCGGCGCGAACGCCGATGGCGGAGGCGCGAGCTCGGACCCGACGGGCGCCGGCGTGATCTGGGAGAACGGGCCGGGCGTGTAGGGGCGCCCGGCCGGGTACTGCATCATGTTCTGGCCCATGCTCGCCAGCCACTGCCGCTCGAGCCGGTCATACTCGCGCATGTACTGGTCGAGGAACTGGCTATTCGTGCCGGCGCCGGGCGTCACCGTCGGCGCGGTCGAGAGCAGGCCGGTGATCGCCATCAGCTGGGCCTCGCGATGTTGGTGCTGGCGCGCGGGTTCAACATCAGCTCGCGCTGCTTGAGCGCCATCTCCGCTGCGAGCTCCTGCTCGCGCAGCCGGACATCCGCCGCGAGCTTGACCTGCGCAAGCTTCATGTCGTTCGCCGCCTTCGCCTGGTCGGCCTGCATCTTGGCCTGCACCTTCATCATCTCGAGGTCGGCCGGCGACGGCCCTGCCTGCTGGCCCTGTGCCAGCGCCGCAGGATCGATCTCCGCGCGGAAGAACTGCTCGCTGTTCTTGAAGCCCGCCAGCGTCACGATCTGCTTCAGCGTCTGCAGATACTGGTTGGGGCTGACCACCGGGTTGTTGATCCCGAGCTGCGAGATCAGCTGCTCCTGCTTGCCCAGGATCATCATCAGCGCCTGCATGCGCTCCTGCACCTGTCCGGTGCCGAGCCCGACGTTGACCGAGACGTCGTACTCGGTCTTCCAGTTGCGCGGGTCCATCGGCACGAACTTGCCGCGCAACCGGATGATCTTCGCGCGCTGCTCGTACTTGGTCGCAAGATGCAGCAGCCCCTTGAACAGCGCGCGCATGCCGGTTTCGGCGAAGACGCGCGCAATCATCTCGATCTTGCCCTGGGAGGCGCTCATCTGCGCCTGCACGGCGATCGCAGTGGTCGATTGCAGCTTGTCCGCCTCGAGGCCCATCGACGCACGGTTGATGCCGGTGCGCTGCTCGCGCACGCCGTCCAAATACTCAAGCATCGGGAACGCCTGCTGCGCCACCAGCGGCACCGACAGCGGAGACACCATGCCAGGCGCCGCCGCCCTGACGATTCCGCCGGGGCGGTTGGTCAGCAGGTCGTCGAGGTTCACCTGGCCGTCGACCACGACCACCCGGCTGTTGTTCGACAGGTACAGGTTGTCGAGCAGCTGGCGCAGAACCGTCGACTTGATCAGCTGCAGGTCCATCACGAGCTCGGCCAGCGATCTGCCGACCAGCTTGTGCGGCATCAGGATCGGCGACATCACCGCGAACGGGATGTGGTCGAACGGCTCGTTCTCGACGACCTCCATGTCGTCGCCCAAGCATACGACGCGACGCAGCTCCGCGATGCCGTCGCCATCGACGTCGACGCGCACATAGCACTCGGTCACGAGCACGCCGCGCTGCGAGGCGTCCGCAGGGTCGTTGTCGGCCAGGTCGGCGAAGCGACGGTTGCGCTCCGCATCGGTCTCGAGGTCGCTCGAGGCGCCGGCCTTGCTCTCGACCAGGTCGCGGTCGTAGCCCATCGCGATGAGATCGCTCGCGGTCATCTCGGTGCGATGCGCCACGAAGCGCGCGTCCTCGAGCGAGCGCGCACGCTTGTTCGCGAAGAACTCCTCGGGCGGCACGTTGTCGATCTTGATGCAGCCATACTTGCGCCGCCGCCGCACGGTCGCCTCGTGCGACACGATCGGCGGCGACACCATCGCGCCGGACATCGGATCGACGACCGCCGCCTGCATCACCTTCATCTCGTGCTCGATCACCTCGACCGCAGCGTCGCTGGTCAGCAGCGCGAACTCGGGATCGGACAGCCCCTCATATTCCTCGGTGGACGTCTCGACTTTCTCGTCCCACCAGTACTTGACCACGCCAAGCTTGTTCAGCAGCGCGTCCTTGAACCAGTTGTGCAGGATGGTGAAGCCCTGGTTCTCGTTGTTGAGCACCCAGTTGACGTACTCGCTCGCCTGCTCGGCCGCCGCCACGTCCTCGGGACCGCGCGGCATGAACCGCACCGCCTCGTCGGTCGAGGCGAAGATCCGCATGAGCGAGGGCATGACGTACTCGATCGTGTCGGCGAC